TCCAGGTGACGTTAACCAGTTAACAATTAACGCCGGATACAGAGAATCCACCCATAACACTGTTTTTGGTTTTAACTGTTCCGCGTGCGCTCAGCCGCATTCACCGCATCACAAAATTCACTTTAAAAAGGGCGGCAGAGCAGTCACGGAGTAAAACTGATACCGCCAAACGTCACCAGAAAATTGATAACAGGGGGCGTTGCAGCGGGGTTGTCACTTAAGGAAGGTGCGAATAAGCAGGTCATTTCTTCCCAAGCTGACTCGCTGATTAAAATTTCTCGGATCTGGGCCGATTTTTTTCCCGCAAACACATCGAATCAGCCTATTTAGGCTATTTTTTCCACCATTTCTGGCGTTATTTCCGGTTTTTACTGAGATCTCTCCCACTGACGTATCATTTGGTCCACCCGAAACAGGTTGGCCAGGGTGAATAACATCGCCAGTTGGTTATCGTTTTTCAGCAGCCCCTTGTATCTGGCTTTCACGAAGCCGAACTGCCGCTTGATGATGCGAAACGGGTGCTCCACCCTGGCACGGATGCTGGCTTTCATGTATTCGATGTTGATGGCCGTTTTGTTCTTGCGCGGATGCTGCTTCAAGGTTTTTACCTTGCCGGGACGCTCGGCGATCAGCCAGTCCACATCCACCTCGGCCAGCTCCTCGCGCTGTGGCGCTCCTTGGTAGCCGGCATCGGCTGAGACAAATTGCTCCTCTCCATGAAGCAGATTACCCAGCTGATTGAGGTCATGCTCGTTGGCCGCGGTGGTGACTAGGCTGTGGGTCAGGCCACTCTTGGCATCGACACCAATGTGGGCCTTCATGCCAAAGTGCCACTGATTGCCTTTCTTGGTCTGATGCATCTCCGGATCGCGTTGCTGCTCTTTGTTCTTGGTAGAGCTGGGTGCCTCAATGATGGTGGCATCCACCAAAGTGCCTTGGGTCATCATGACGCCTGCTTCGGCCAGCCAGCGATTGATGGTCTTGAACAATTGACGGGCCAGTTGATGCTGCTCGAGCAGGTGGCGGAAATTCATGATGGTGGTGCGATCCGGCAGGGCGCTATCCAGGGATAATCGGGCAAACAGGCGCATGGAGGCGATTTCGTACAGGGCATCTTCCATGGCACCGTCGCTCAGGTTGTACCAATGCTGCATGCAGTGAATACGCAGCATGGTCTCCAGCGGATAGGGCCGTCGGCCATTGCCCGCCTTGGGATAAAACGGCTCGATGACTTCCACCATGTTTTGCCATGGCAGAATCTGCTCCATGCGGGAGAGGAAAATCTCTTTTCGGGTCTGACGGCGCTTAGTGCTGAATTCACTATCGGCGAAGGTGAGTTGATGGCTCATGATGTCCCTCTGGGATGCGCTCCGGATGAATATGATGATCTCATATCAGGAACTTGTTCGCACCTTCCTTAGGTATTTTAGACGTTACTAGATTAAAGAGCATTAGTTCAGATGTGAATTGACATTTTCATGGCGCAGGGTAGAGCCAGCGTGGTTGTCCGCTTTGCGTCAAAACCAGATATTACCAGATTTAGACATATATTCCCGATAGCCCTGCTCTGATGCTACACTCTGTGCTATTTTCATGACCCCAATAAAAATATTTATGACTATTGCTGATTTCAAACGGCCTAAATTGGAGCTCCCAAACGGGGCAAACAAACTACTACTGCACTCTTGCTGTGCTCCATGTTCCGGTGAAGTGATGGAGGCGCTTCAGGCCTCGGGAATCGACTACACCATCTTTTTCTACAACCCGAACATTCATCCTCAGAAAGAGTATTTAATTCGTAAGGATGAAAATATTCGCTTTGCTGAACAACACGGCGTGCCGTTTATCGATGCTGATTACGACACCGACAACTGGTTTGAACGTGCCAAAGGAATGGAATGGGAGCCTGAGAGGGGGATCCGTTGTACCATGTGTTTTGACATGCGTTTTGAGCGGACAGCGTTGTACGCTGCTGAAAATGGTTTCAGTGTGATCAGCAGTTCACTGGGCATTTCACGCTGGAAAAATATGCAGCAGGTTAACGAGTGTGGGCGGCGAGCTGTTGCGCATTATCCGGGTATGGTGTACTGGGATTATAACTGGCGCAAGCAGGGCGGCTCGTCCCGTATGATTGAAATCAGCAAGCGCGAAAAATTCTATCAGCAGGAATATTGTGGCTGTGTGTATTCTCTGCGCGATACCAATCTACACCGCAAATCTCAGGGACGCCCTCTTATCAAAATTGGCCAACTCCACTACGGAAAAGAAGAGAAGGAGTGATTTTATGGATCACCTTTCTGATTGATTTCATATTGGCGAGGTGACGTGAGTTAAGTAGAATGGCTGCGGGTGCTTGAGGCTATCTGTCTCAGGCATGAACACTGAAAGGCAGATAGAGAAAAGCCCCAGTTAACATTTCGCGTCCTGCAAGACGCTTAACATTAATCTGAGGCCCAATCTATGTCTCACAAATGTAGGTTAGCCTCTTACGTGCCGAAAGGCAAGGGGAAGCAGGCTATGAAGCAGCAAAAGGCGATGTTAATCGCCCTGATCGTCATCTGTTTAACCGTCATAGTGACGGCACTGGTAACGAGGAAAGACCTCTGCGAGGTACGACTCCGAACCGGCCAGACGGAGGTCGCTGTCTTCACAGCTTACGAACCTGAGGAGTAAGAGACCTGGCGGGGGAGAAATCCCTCGCCACCTCTGATGTGTCAGGCATCCTCAACGCACCCGCACTTAACCCGGTTCGGCGGGTTTTGTTTTTTTCTGGCATTCTGGTTTACAATTCGCACGTCAGCCTGAACACCTGACACCTGCTGCGCCAGCAGAGAAAACAGATGGCGCACAAAACCAAATTTCACAATTCTGATACCGACCTTGCCATCCGGCATGGGCGGCGTTCACACGCATTTAAAACCGACTGGTACCAACACCCACCATGTACTGAAGAACAGGCCGAATGGCTAATTCATAACTACCGCAGACGCGGATACGAGATTAAGAAAGCCCTCAGCCTCGATTATCGTCACTGGATAATCTCCGTCAGGCTTCCTTACTCTGAACGCCCACCGCGTCCGTCCCGCACATTCCAGCAACGCATCTGGAGGTAACGTGCGGGTATTACTTCGACCTGTTCTGGTACCGGAACTCGGGCTGGTGATCGTTAAGCCGGGCCGTGAATCCATGCCGGTATTCCACAATACCCGGGTACTGGTGGAGCCGGAACCGAAAAGCATGCGTAATCTGCCGTCCGGGGTCGTTCCTGCCGTTCGCCAGCCGCTGGCGGAGGATAAATCATTACTGCCATTTTTCAGCGACGAACGAGTGATTCGTGCTGCTGGTGGCGCTGGCGCATTGTCTGACTGGTTACTGCGCCATGTTAAATCCTGCCAGTGGCCACACGGCGATTATCACCACAGTGAAACCGTCATTCACCGTTATGGTACCGGCGCAATGGTGTTGTGCTGGCACTGCGACAACCAGCTGCGCGACCAGACCTCCGAATCACTCGGGCAACTTGCTCACCAAAACCTGTTTGCATGGATGATTGACGTCATACGCCATGCAATGAATGGCTCGCAGGAACGGGAATTATCGCTGGCTGAATTATCCTGGTGGGCGGTCCGCAATCAGGTGGCGGACGCGCTACCGGAAGCGGTATTACGTCGTTCGCTGGGGTTGCGTGCGGAAAAAATCCGCTCAATGTACCGTGAAAGCGACATCGTACCGGGAGAGCAGACCGCCACCAGCATACTGAAGCAGCGCACAAAAAATCTTGCGCCGCTGCCTCACGCCCACCAGCAAAACCCGCCACAGGAAAAGACGGTGGTCAGCATTGCCGTTGATCCGGAGTCACCGGCTCAGTATCTCCAGCGCCAGAAATCACAACGGGAAGAGATGCCTGTATACACGCGTTGGGTAAAAACGCAGAAATGCATGACGTGTGGCAATCAGGCAGATGATCCGCATCACATCATTGGTCATGGACTGGGAGGGATGGGAACAAAGGCTGATGATTTGTTTGTTATTCCGCTGTGCCGTAAATGCCATAGCGAACTACACGCCGGGGTAAAAGATTTTGAAGAAAAACACGGCAGCCAACTGTTGTTGCTGATTCGTTTTTTAATGCACGCGAGAAATTCGGGTGTTTTGAAGTGGAAAGCATAAATGACTGAACGCATAGAATTTGTTTTGCCTTACCCGCCAACGGTGAACACTTACTGGCGTCGTCGTGGCAGCACATATTTTGTATCAAAAGCCGGGGAGCGTTATCGCCGGGCAGTGGCGCTTATTGTTCGCCAGCAGCGGCTGAAATTAAGCCTGTCCGGAAGGTTGGCAATAAAAATTATTGCAGAACCACCGGATAAGCGCCGCCGTGACCTGGACAATATTCTGAAAGCGCCGCTGGATGCGCTGACGCATGCGGGGTTGCTAATGGACGATGAGCAGTTTGATGAAATCAATATCGTTCGTGCTCAGCCAGTATCTGGTGGACGTCTGGGGGTGAAGATTTACCCCATAATGCTTGAAGGGCAGGTCAAAAAATGAAACTGGAAGATTTACCGAAATACTACTCCCCAAAATCCCCCGGCCTGACTGATGCATCGGCCTCAACGTCGAAAGATGCGCTGAGTATCACTGATGTGATGGCCGCGCAGGGCATGACACAGAATCGGGCTGAGATGGGGTTTTCTGCGTTCCTTGGGAAAATGGGCATTAGTATGAATGACAGAGAGCGGGCAACAGAATTGCTGACAGAATATGCACTCAGTCGGTGTGATCGCGTGGCGGCGTTAAGAAAACTCCCGGCAGAAATAAAACCGGTAGTGATGCGCATTATGGCTTCGTACGCTTTTGAGGATTATGCCCGCAGCGCAGCGAGTAAAAAGCAGTGCCCTTGTTGCTATGGGGAAAAATTTATTGAAAGCGTAGTTTTTACAAACAAGGTCCAGTATCCGGATGGTAAGCCGCCGGTATGGGCAAAGTGTACGAAAGGTGTGTATCCGTCTTACTGGGAAGAATGGAAAAAAGTCAGGGAGGTGGTAAAAGTTGCCTGTCCGGAGTGTGGCGGAAAGGGTGAGGTTTCCACCGCCTGTAAGGATTGCCGTGGGCGTGGTGTCGCCATTCATCGTGAAGAGTCGGTAAAACGTGGTATGCCTGTTATCAGAGACTGCCAGCGTTGTGGTGGTCGTGGCTGTGAAAGGCTACCATCAACGGAGGCATTTAATGCCATATGCAAAGTGACGAGTGCTATCACGCTTGATACGTGGAAAAAATCAGTGAAACGCTTTTACGATACGTTGGTGGTTCGGTTTGACATTGAAGAGGCATGGGCGGAGCGGCAGTTAAAGAGGGTAACGCGATAGTGTTGTTGATTTTTCCCGAATCTGTGGTAAATTTGCTCTAACGATGGGCGTTTTATGCCTGACGTTAGAAGATTTTTTACACCCCGCCGCCTGGCGGGTTTTTTATGACTGAAATCGCGTCAGTACAGTAAACGCGCTGGTGGCGGTGAATACCTGTCTTTCAGCTTGCTGGCTTTTTCGACAAGAGTTATTGGTGTGTCACGTTAACCGGAAAAGGGAAAAAGACATGCTAAAACAGCAGGATATGACAGAAACCGCCAGAGTAGTGTTTAATGAATTAAGCGTTACCGAACCGGCGACAGTCGGGGAGATTGCACAGAATACTTACCTTTCACGCGAACGCTGCCAGTTAATACTGACCCAGCTGGTTATGGCGGGTCTGGCAGACTATCAGTTCGGTTGTTACAGACGCCTTCCGCAGTGAAGGCTTTTTTATTTGTGGTAAATGGGCGGCTGGTGGGTGTTAGGGGCACCCACCAGCCATCTGCTCATGCGTTGGGTTCACAAGCAAACCTCAGGCCCACTGCTTTGCGCAAAAGCAGAATGAGCCTATCAGAGACAGGCTTAATGATCCATGCTTAATACTGTAAAAATATCCAGTTGTGAGTTAATCAACGCCGACTGCCTGGAATTTATCCGGTCGTTACCCGAAAATTCTGTTGACCTGATAGTTACGGACCCGCCGTACTTTAAAGTGAAGCCTGAGGGCTGGGATAACCAGTGGAAGGGCGACGATGATTACCTGAAGTGGCTGGACCAGTGTCTGGCGCAGTTCTGGCGGGTGCTGAAACCTGCCGGAAGTCTTTACCTGTTCTGTGGTCATCGCCGGGCATCTGATATCGAAATCATGATGCGTGAACGCTTCAGTGTGCTGAACCATATTATCTGGGCGAAGCCGTCCGGACGCTGGAACGGATGCAACAAGGAAAGCCTGCGGGCGTATTTCCCCGCCACAGAGCGCATTCTGTTCGCGGAACATTATCAGGGGCCGTATCGTCCGAAAGATGCCGGGTATGCGGCGAAGGGCAGTGCACTGAAACAGCATGTGATGGCCCCGCTGATTTCTTACTTTCGTGATGCGCGCGCGGCCCTGGGGATAACGGCAAAACAGATTGCAGATGCCACAGGAAAGAAAAACATGGTGTCGCACTGGTTCAGTGCCAGTCAGTGGCAGCTACCGAACGAAAGCGATTATCTGAAATTACAGTCGCTGTTTGCCCGGGTGGCAGAAGAGAAACATCAGCGCGGTGAACTGGAAAAGCCCCACCACCAGCTGGTGGATACGTATACGTCACTGAACCGGCAGTATGTGGAGCTGCAGAGTGAATATAAGCATCTGCGGCGGTATTTTGGTGTGACGGCGCAGGTGCCGTACACGGATGTGTGGACACATAAACCGGTGCAGTTCTATCCCGGGAAACATCCGTGCGAAAAACCGGCAGAAATGCTGCAGCAGATAATCAGCGCAAGCAGTCGTCCGGGTGACCTGGTTGCAGATTTTTTTATGGGCTCAGGTTCAACGGTAAAAGCTGCACTGGCGCTCGGGCGTCGTGCGATTGGCGTTGAACTGGAGACCGGACGTTTTGAGCAGACAGTCAGGGAAGTTCAGGATTTAATCGTTTGAAACGGATGAGATTGCAGAATTAATTACGCACCGTTATTATGCGGCTCCCGGCCCTTTAGCTCAGTGGTGAGAGCGAGCGACTCATAATCGCCAGGTCGCTGGTTCAAATCCAGCAAGGGCCACCATCACATACCGCCATTAGCTCATCAGGATAGAGCGCCAGCCTTCGAAGCTGGTTGCGCGGGGTTCGAGTCCTCGATGGCGGTCCATTATCTGTACCCTGCGTTGTTAGCTCAGCCGGACAGAGCAATTGCCTTCTAAGCAATCGGTCACTGGTTCGAATCCAGTACAACGCGCCACACTTATTTTCCCTGGCTCGCTTTTGCGGGCCTTTTTTTTAAATGTCTCACAATTCAGACGGTTGACTGTTGTCTGGTTGGCGGGGAGTTTGTTAAAAGAAACTGGCATGGTGAATCCCCCTGTGCGGAGGGGCAATCAGCGAGTAGGTATATGGGATAATCGCGGATTCAGGTGCTGGTACTGAATTCACCGGGAGGCACCCGGCACCATGCAATGGCACATAGCGCCACTCTCCAGCCCCTCTCCGGAGGGGCTGTTTATATTGATTTTGTCAGATGTGAGTAAACTGCTTATGGACTTTGTTGTTTTAGCCCATAAGGACATATTTGCAGAGTGCAACGGTTATTAAAGCATTCATTCAATACGTTATCTGTATTTGTAGGGCATTCCTGGCTGTTTTTGATTAAATTCCAGAATGTTTTATTGAATGGTACTACGTTGTAAATGGTTACAGGTAGCACTTTGTTATTGAGCATGATGCCTGTGTGAGTCAGTGTAAATATACTTTCAGGAGGTAAGAAAGCATCCGATTGATACCAGATTATTAATTTTATTTTACTCCATATGACTGAAAAAGATATTCCGCATGATGGCTGGATAACTGTATCAATCACAATCCACTTCATTTAGTTTCCTTGTTTATGCCTTGCTGGTGATGTTCTGAAAAGTATAAATGATATTTTTGATTGTAAACCATAGAGCAGAATTATTTTTCTGATGTTGTTTATTGTTTATTTAAATGCAGGGTGGTTTATATCTCGTCTTGTAGTTTATCCATGCATATCTGCTTGATGATGAGGTTTTTATTTAAGGTATGGTTTTGTGTTTTTTCTGTATTACATGTCAGGTATTTTAAAGAATCATTTTTCAGATGGTGGAAAGAACCATGGCATTTAAACACTATGATGTTGTCAGGGCGGCGTCGCCGTCAGATCTTGCGGAAAAGCTGACACATAAACTGAAAGAGGGCTGGCAGCCGTTTGGTAGTCCGGTGGCCATAACCCCTTATACCCTGATGCAGGCGATTGCAGCAGAAGGTGATGTGGTGGTCAGTGGTGCAACTGAGCCGGATTGGTACTACGTCATCGTACTGGCCGGGCAGTCCAATGCCATGGCTTACGGTGAAGGGCTTCCGCTGCCGGATTCATACGATGCGCCCCATCCGCGCATTAAGCAACTGGCCCGTCGTAACACAGTGACTCCCGGTGGTGAAGTATGCGTATTTAACGACATCATTCCTGCTGACCATTGTCTGCATGATGTTCAGGATATGAGTACGATTAACCATCCCCGGGCTGACCTGAGCAAAGGGCAGTACGGCTGTGTCGGACAGGGCTTACATATTGCCAAAAAACTGCTTCCGTATATCCCGAATAACGCGGGGATCCTGCTGGTACCATGCTGTCGTGGTGGTTCGGCATTCACCCAGGGCGCGGAGGGGACATTCAGTGCGGACACGGGGGCCAGCCAGGATTCGGCACGCTGGGGTGTGGGTAAACCGTTATATCAGGACCTGATCGCACGCACCAAAGCGGCATTACAGAAGAACCCGAAAAATGTGTTGCTGGCGGTGTGCTGGATGCAGGGCGAATTTGACATGAGCGCTGCCACCTACGCACAGCAACCGGACCTGTTCACGGCCATGCTGAAGCAGTTCCGTACTGACCTTTCCGGATTTAACGCGCAGTGCCATGGCGGCAGTGCTGCAGTTGTACCGTGGATTTGTGGCGACACGACGTATTACTGGAAAAACACATACGGCACACAGTATGACTCCGTCTACGGCGCGTACAAAAACAGGGAGAGCGACAACGTTTTCTTTGTGCCGTTCATGACCGACGGTAACGGCAACAACACGCCCACCAACTTACCGGCAGAAGACCCGGATATTGCTGATGCAGGTTATTACGGCGCGCAATCCCGTAGTAATGGTAATTGGGTATCGTCAAATCGTCCGACACATTTCAGTTCATGGGCGCGCAGGGGCATTATTTCGGATCGCCTGGCAACCGCTATTCTGAACGCAGTTGGTCGAACCAGCGCCTTCATCAGCGGTACCGCACCGGAGATTAAACCCTCGCCCGGCGGCGACACGCCATCGGGGCCGTCTGATGGTGACACATCCGTTCGTACAGTCTCCCTGCTGCCGACAGCCGGAGAGGCTGCTGCGCAGGGCTGGACCATCACCGGCGGCAGTGTTGCGCTGGAAGATGGTGTGTTTAAGGTTACCAAGCAGAGCAATAAAACCTGGTCCCTGATGCATCCGGTGGATGACGCAGTCTCCCTGCTGACACGGGGTGGCAGACTGAGCTGTAAGTTTCGACTGTCAGGCGCACTGATCAACAACCAGTTCGGTCTGGGAATTTATCTGTATACCGATGTAGCGTTACCTGACGTCGTGGCGATGACCGGGACTGGTAACCCGTTCCTGATGTCGTTCTTCACCCAGACCACAGACGGCAAACTGAATCTGATGCATCACAGGAAAGCAGGAAACACAAAGTTGGGCGAGTTCGGGAATTACAGTAACGACTGGCAGACGCTGGAGCTGGTGTTCACCGCCGGCAGTGCCACGGTTACTCCGAAACTGAATGGAGTGGCTGGCCCGGCATTCCAGGTCATAAAAGACAGTCTGACACTGGGGCTGAATGCGCTGACGCTGACGGATATTACCAAAAATGCAGCGTATGGCGTTGAGATAGAAAGTCTGGTGCTGGAGATAAATGCACCGGCATCATCATAAAAAGTGAGCCAGTCAAATGGAAGGTATCGTTAAACTCACCGGTAGTGTCAGTGGGTCGTCTGAGATGCCTGCATGAGTTATCAGAGCCATCAGTACTTAACTGGTGGCTTTTTTTATTGTTGTCAGCTTCCGGATAACGGGAGACGGGGTATGTACCAGATGGAAAAAATCACAACAGGTGTGTCATACACCACGTCAGCGGTGGGAACGGGCTACTGGTTCCTGCAGTTGCTGGACAGGGTTTCCCCGTCTCAGTGGGCGGCAATAGGCGTGCTGGGGAGTCTGCTGTTTGGGTTGCTGACATATCTGACTAACCTGTATTTCAAAATCAGAGAGGACCGTCGTAAGGCGGCGCGGGGAGAGTAAAGCGATGAAGAAAAAATACGAACTGGTTGTTAAAGGGATAAATAATTACCCGAATAAGATTACTGTTACTGTGGCACTGGAAATTGGTGGGTATCCGTCACTGTTGTTGCCAGATGTGGCGATTAGTCTTGACCGTACTGAAGATGCCACGCTGGAGTTTTACGAAGCTGAGGCGAAAAAGCAGGCGAAGCAGTTTTTCATGGATGTTGCTGCCGGGTTATGTGAAGGGGATGGTCCGTTGCCGGAAAAGCGCCCCGTAATTTTAGAGGCGCAGGATGTGTTGATAACCTACAGAGGAAAACTACCGGGAATAATTACTGGTTCTCTGAAGACTCCACCGCTGGCCTGAAGACTTAACATATCCAGGGATTTGAAATCGATAAACCCTGATAAATATCCATGAACACCAAAATCAAATACGGCCTGTCGGCTGCCGTTCTGGCGCTGATTGCCGCAGGTGCGCCTGCGCCTGAAATCCTCGACCAGTTTCTGGATGAAAAGGAAGGTAACCACACCACGGCATACCGTGATGGCGCGGGTATCTGGACCATCTGCCGCGGTGCCATCCTGGTGGATGGCAAACCTGTCGTTCCGGGCATGAAGTTGTCGAAGGAAAAATGCGACCGGGTTAACGCCATTGAGCGTGATAAGGCGCTGGCATGGGTGGAGAAAAACATCAGAGTGCCATTGAGTGAACCCCAGAAAGCGGGGATCGCGTCATTCTGTCCGTACAACATTGGCCCCGGTAAGTGTTTTCCGTCGACGTTTTATAAACGAATTAATGCAGGTGATCGCAGGGGAGCGTGTGAGGCGATTCGCTGGTGGATTAAGGACGGTGGCAGAGACTGCCGTATTCGCTCAAATAACTGTTACGGTCAGGTATCCCGTCGTGACCAGGAGAGCGCGCTGGCGTGCTGGGGAATCGACAGATAAGCAGAATATTTTGCTAATCAATGACGTTGGCCAAGGCGGACGGATAACACGAAATCCTGCGAACTGGCAAAATGTAAGTGAATAAAAGTAAAAACCCCGTTTGTTGGCTGCAAGCGGGGTTTTGTGTTTCCTGACTCTGGAAAAGTCAAAGGAGAAAGTGTGTTTGATTTTAGCAAACTGATTCGGGAGATTCGAGTGATGGCTGGAAAATTATCCACCTGGAAGTTCATTCTTATCTGGCTGGTGTTTGTGATTATGGCCTCCGGTTATTTCATCGGTCAGATACGCTGGTGGTGAAATGAACCGCGTACTGTGCGTGGTCATCATTGCCCTGCTGGTGGCCTGTGGTGCGCTTAGTCTGGGGCTGAATCATTACCGTGATAACGCCATAACCTACAAAGAGCAGCGCGATAAAAAAGTCAGTGAGCTGGAGCAGGCAAATGCAACCATTACTGATATGCAGCAGCGCCAGCGTGATGTTGCTGCACTTGATGCCAGATACTCGAGGGAATTAGCCGATGCGAGAGCTGAAAATGAAACTCTGCGCGCTGACGTTGCCGCTGGTCGTAAGCGCCTGCGGATCAACGCCACCTGCCCCGGTACCGTGCGTGAAGCCCCCACCACCTCCGGCGTGGATAATGCAACCGGCCCCCGACTGGCAGACACCGCTGAACGGGATTATTTCACTCTCAGAGAGCGGTTGATGCTGACGCAGAAGCAGCTGGAAGTGGCGCAGGAATATATCCGCACTCAGTGCCTGAAATAAGTTTTGCTGATGCGCGGTATTGTCGCCGTATCCCCGCATTAACAGAGACCGCAGCCCGACCGGGAGACTCCTCTGCGCGAGTGTGCGGGGATAATCAAAAACGATACACACCGGGGTTTCTGCAGCAAAAACCTCTGAAACAAATGCAAAGACTTCAGCAGATAATGCTGCTTCCTCTAAGGCGGCAGCCGCATCGTCAGCCAGTTCAGCGGCGTCATCGGCATCATCTGCGTCTGCTTCAAAAGATGAGGCGACCAGACAAGCGTCAGCAGCGAAAGGTAGTGCCACGACAGCAACAATGAAAGCATCAGAGGCAGCTGGTAGTGTGACGGCGGCAGCTCAGAGCAAAAGTACGGCGGAATCCGCGGCAACGCGCGCCGAGACAGCAGCAAAACGGGCAGAGGATATTGCATCCGCCGTGGCGCTGGAGGATGCGAGCACGACGAAAAAGGGGATAGTACAGCTCAGCAGTGCGACCAACAGCACTTCCGAGTCACTGGCGGCAACGCCAAAAGCGGTTAAGGCGGTAATGGGTGAAACGAACAAGAAAGCGCCCTTAAATAGTCCTGCACTGACCGGAACGCCAACAACACCAACTGCGCGACAGGGAACGAATAATACCCAAATCGCAAGCACGGCTTATGTTATGGCTGCGATCGCTGCCCTCGTGGACTCGTCGCCTGACGCACTGAATACGCTGAACGAGCTGGCTGCGGCGTTGGGCAACGACCCGAATTTTGCGACCACCATGACTAACGCGCTTGCGGGTAAGCAACCGAAAGATGCCACCCTGACGGCGCTGGCCGGGCTTGCTACTGCGGCAGACAGGTTTCCGTATTTTACGGGGAATGATGTTGCCAGTCTGGCAACCCTGACAAAAGTTGGGCGGGATATTCTTGCGAAATCGACCGTTGCCGCCGTTATCGAATACCTCGGTTTAC